GAAGAACGTTATCCGATTCTGCACTACCTATTAGCTGAAGAACAACATTCCGATGGCGGTCGACATATCCATTGCGTACTTGAATTTCGACGAAAGGTTGACTCGCGGGACGTAACCCTCTTTGACGTAAATGATGGCGAAGAACAATACCACCCAAATATCGAGATAATTAAAAAAGGCCAAGCACACTGGGAGAGAGTCATCGATTATTGCATGAAAGAAGATTCAACTCCTTTAACAAATACCGAGCCCAAACCTACCTGGGGAGATTTAGTCAATGATTCCTTAGACGCAGACCACTTTATGGGGTTAGTACGCCGACACTATCCGAGAGATTTCGCGCTAAACTTCACTCGTTTAGAAGCGATGGCGAACAAGGTCTTCCCGACATTCGGAATAAACACGATCGAGAACTTCTCGGCGCATTACTCGATTACGATGCCGCCAGAGCTCATTTTCTACGAACCGTTGCAAGGGCGTTCTACCGTGGTGGTCGGTCGACCTGGATGTGGGAAGACTACCTGGGCGAAGATGCTTTCCCCGAAGCCGGCACTATTTATCCGCCATTTGGACTCACTTTCAGAACTCCGACCTCACCACCAATCAATAATTTTCGACGACTTGGACTTCAGACACCTACCGCCAGCGACTCAGAAGTTTCTTGTGGATGTGAACGATGTTTCGGAGATTCACATACGCTACAAGGTAGCCCGGATCCCAGCGGGCCTTACGAGGATTTTTACGGCGAATGAGTACCCATTTCTAGATGAAGGTATCCATGGTGAGGCAATAAGACGTAGAGTAGAACGTATATTTATTCAATAAACTTTATTGTCCATCAAAAACAAGAGTATCACTATGATTAATAATTGGTTTACAATTATATCGAACATTATGTTCTACAACACAACTAACACTTTCAAAGTCAAACCCGGCAGCATTAATAGCACGTCCGTTAATATTAAAAATATAACCTTTAGTTACATATTTTTTAGCAGCCAAAGAAGCTCCTTCACTAGTAAAGCACATATCCCTATGAACAGTATAATTCTTCGAATCACGCCAGTTAAAGTTAACAACTTGACCAGGACTAATTTGAACTTTCCAACATTTCAAAACTTTCCAATAACGCAAAAACGGGGGAGCATTAAACAAAACATCACCAACAGCCTGCGTAGCAGATCCAGTACCAGCACTCTCTTGGACAACAGGAACACCCAACACATTATCACCCACTTCAATATCCATACCTTGATGAGATCGCAAATCGCTCTTCAAAGCGGCATGCATACTCTCAATAGGTAACCCAGAGACCCATCTGACATTCGGAATGTCTTTAATACATATGACTTTATAAACATCCATATCAATAATACCACTACCATTAGCAACAGCAGTGCTAACATTTCTGATAGTAACAGACAAACTTTGATGATCTAGCCTCAAAAAGGCTTGCCTAGCTTTGGCAGCGGCAGTATTACCAGCAACTGTCATCTGATTCCAGACTTCACCTAAGTTGTTATCATAATTATTCTGTGACAACAAACCCATAAAAGCACCAAAATAGCGACTAGTATTAAGAGCAGCAGTAACGTTTTCATTAAACAAGAAAAAACTAATACGTGACGGTTCACTTTTAAGTTCCATAGAACGCCAATTTCGAAGTCGACGTATATACGCCTTCTTCTTTCTGCGAGGCATTCTTCTCTTCCTATAGGTAACTCTAACATCCTTCTCGGCAGTGAGCGGAGCCATTTCATGACTCTTTTGCCCAGTCTTAGAAGTAACATAACTATGTGCTTTGTTATATAAATAACGAGCTCCAACACCAACGACTGGACCAAGTAATCTACGCTTAATAATTCCACCTATCTGACGATTTCTTCTTCTCTTAGGCATAACTTTGCATTGGGGGGCATAAAGCCCCCTATTTATACTTTTCGCCTACGGCGACCCTTGCGGGGCACTCCGCCCTAAAAGCCCGGAACCCCAGCCAATCAGGTGTCCCCCACGTGACGGCTGATTTCCACCGGTACCACCGATTGCCTATAGAGAATCTTATATAGGCAATCGGCGACGGCTTTTAGTTTTACAATAAATCACGGCTTATATTATACGGGGCGCTCCGCTCCACCCGACCTCGCCCGTCGCCCTGTACGGGCTCGAGGGCTCCCCGGCCACACCCCCGTCACCGGGGGCCCTCCCAAGTCTAGATAGTGTCAAGGCTGTGAGTATGTGTCCCGAGGTCGGGCTCAGGGGACCAATGAAAAAATTCTCTTTTGCAAGGGTACAGGGGTTAAAATATTTTATTTTCTATATAAGTCACACCGATCACCAATATTCCCTTCAACATGTCTTTCCGATTTGCAGCCAAACGCGTTTTTCTCACGTACTCCCGAGTCTCCGATTCACTTACGAAAGAAGCAATTTACTTCACACTGGAAGAACGTTATCCGATTCTGCACTACCTATTAGCTGAAGAACAACATTCCGATGGCGGTCGACATATCCATTGCGTACTTGAATTTCGACGAAAGGTTGACTCGCGGGACGTAACCCTCT